CTTTCCAGTAGAGGTTTCACCAGCGATGGCAGTAATCTTATTACTAGAAACACCACCATAAATGGAACCGCTAACAACCGCATTGAAGATATGACTTCCTGTATCAATGAATCTTTCTGTTTCATCTATGTCTGCTGCGATTTGGGTGTACTCATCACCAATCTCTTTTACTATCTCTTTTAAAAAATCCATTATGTGAAAAATAATTCAAGGTTTACGGTTTTCTCAACATTCCAACCTATTGCATCCAATATTGTTTTCAGTGGTTCTACAAAACTCTTTTCAAATTGTAGATCATAATCTATGTATTTGTCAAGTCCAAGTTCATGTGGAAAGTCTTGTATAAATGACAAAACATTCTCCTGTATTAGATTTGGTTTCTTTAGATAGAGAAATTTAACTTTCTCCCCATTACCAATAAGTGAATATTTATTGTTTAACTTTTTTTGTTTTATGTAATGATTGAACAGCAATGATCCTCTGATATGAATTGGTGTTCCCTTTGCGTATATGGTTGAGGATGCCTTATACTTTTGAACATTAGATGCTGTTCTTGGAAAGGCAATATCCTCTGGAGGAAGATTTCTAAATTTCTTTCTCGACTCATCAATAAAATCAATTACATCCTCCTCTGTGCCACTCATCATAAGTTTGAGTGCATCTTTAATCATTGTGCGACAAGGAGCAGGAGTTGATGATTTGACTGCTTCAATACCCATCATCTTAAGTTTAGGTTCTTCATATCGAACACCTTCACTATCCCATACATTTAAAATATATCTTTTCTTTGCTGTCCAGATACCACGTTCAGCGATATTCTCTCGCTTCATGAACATCTTCTGGTCATAAGCATTTACGTACTTCGCCAACGTTTCATAAGAACTCTCAATATACTTTTCAAATTCCATCTCACAGATCTTATTAAGGAACGACACAACGCTCTCAGCAGTCTTTTCTCTGCCTTCGTATATCCGATTGACAAGATCACCCAAGTTGAGATAGATACTGTCAGTATCACTAGCAATAACATAATCAACATCCTCCGTTTTTAGTATTTTATTTAAGTATGAGTTCATACGATTTTCAATCCATCGAATCGAAACCTGACCCGATAGTGTAATCGCTTCTGCGTTTGCTAATTTATAGTAACGAAAGTACTGATTACCGATAGCACCATAAGCACTATTAAGAGAGATTTTTTTCGCCATTTGTATATTATTACAGCGGGCAATTTCTTTCTCAAGATCTTTCGTTGGTGTCTTCTCATACTTCTTTTTAGCATTGATCATTCTCTCCTTAAAAATAACTCTTTCATTATACATTTTCTCCATTAGTTCTGGTAGAAACCCTTTGATATCTTTACGATACATCGCACCATTAGCACATACCGCATAATCTTTAAACATTTCAAACGTTACTTGTTCGGACAAAATTTTATCAACGTTAACTGATGGATGTCTTTGATCAAGTAGTGTTTCTGGAGAAATATTATATTGCATAATCAAATGCGGATATAGACTGTTCAAGTCAAAAGAAACAACCCAATCATATTTACCAGGTATTGGTTCTTTTACATACGCACCAGCATACTTATCTGATTTATTTGTACGATTTTTAGGTGGTATAACAATATTTCTTTTCTTTAGATAATTATAGATAATCGTATCCCACATACGAACTTGATAGAAAACATCTTCATAGTTGACCTTTGCGTCATATGCCATAGTCAAGGCAAGTTCAATCAACTTCATTTTGTCTTCTAGACGATCAACAAGTTCCACGTCAATGATGTTGTATTCTACAAACTTTTGCCATCCTTTTGTATAGAAGTCCTTGAAAGTATCAAACTCAGAGTGATCAAGTTTCTTTTGACCAAGTTCAACAGATGCGATGTAATCTAATCGATATGATTCTTGTGCCTTATAAGTAAATTTCTTATAAAGATCAAGGTAGTCTAACTGTGAGACACCACCAATATCATATGAAATATGTCTACGACCAGCAATATAAGTTTCTTCTTCAGTTACAAGACCCCAAGGTGACATTCTCTTCTTAAGTTTTTCACCAAGTATTCGATCAATACGACGGACAATATAAGGTATATCATATAGTTTACTATTCCAACCTGTAATAACTTCTGGTGTATTATCTTCTATCATCCACCAGTTAATGAAACTTGTAAGGAGTTCGTATTCAGTATTGAATCCCTTATAAATTACATTTTTTTGTTTATTATTAAATTGACCACGACCCCAAGTACGAATTTGTTTTGTCGCATAATCTTGTATTGTAATTAGTAATATCTCTTCAGCAGCAGATTCTACATCAGGAAATCCATTTTCAGATGCGACCTCAATATCAATTGTTGCTAACTTAATTTTTTCAATATCAAACTTAACTTCAACTTCTGGATATTTGTCTGAAATATATTGATAGATATATCTTTCATTTCCATAGATATTAAAATTTTCTACCTCCGAATATTTTTTTATAAACTCACGACATTCACGAACAGTGCCAGGTGATATTGGTTCTACATACTCTTCATTCAAAGTTTTATATTTTGTTTTTACTTTTGAATCTACGAATAATGTGGGGTAAAATTTTTCTCTAGTTACAAAATGTTTTCCATCTTCATAACCACGAACTAAAAAATTGTCGCCAACCATTTGAACGTTGGTGTAAAATCTCATTATTTAATTAAATCAATATATTTTTTTAGAAGATCAGATGTTGGATCAACTAATGTAAGGATACTATCAGAGTGTATCATAATTTCATTCTGATTTGTAAAGTCTATCCAAGTTTCCAATGTATACTCATCATTAGATTGTTTATTTAATTTAAAAGGATTTGTTAATTTACAATCAGGTTCTCCCAATTCAGTTCCTACTTCAACTATTTCAGAAATTAAAACTATATCATTCTTTAGTAAAAGACATTTAATTATCGGATCCATTTACCTTCTCCAAATACATTTTTTTTACACTCTCTAGTGGTTCAACCACAGTGACTACATGATTAACTGGAACTACTATTTCCTTATCTTCTGTCACAATTATCCATGATGATAAAGATAATTCAATTGACCTTTCCTGTTCTTCTGTAACTAAGATAGGAGAATTGATAACAATCTTTTGTGGACTTTTAAACATATATGCTACTGGTGTTTCTTCAGAAACAACTTCTTTCATATCAGATATGATCTGATCACCAGTTCTCAATATTGCTACTTTAATTGTCATGTTTTTATACGATTAATAATATCTCATAATTGCCAACATTATTGTTGGAGCGATTGAATAAAAATAGTCTGCCCATTCACAATGACCTTTCCCAAGATACTTGTCATAATACAATTCTTTAATCGCTGGAATAATAAGAGCAATAAACATTCCAACTATTCCAAAAGGAATCATAAGAATAAAAGAAAGAATCGCTCCCCAGAAAAAATGTAAGAGTTTATCTTTTTGAATGTTTGAGAGTTTCTTTAAAAGATAGTCCATATTTTTATACAGTTAACAATATTATAGCAATAAAAAAAGGGATCGTCAAGATCCCTTTAATATTTTATTTAAGATAGTCTTTTCGAGCGTGATGTTCTGGTACTACTTTACCCAACTTGACGGTAAGGAGTCCATCTTCCAATGACACATCCCTGACTTCATAATCATCTGCAAGTGTCCAGGCTCTGTTGAAAGATCGTTTAGCCAGTCCTTGATGGAAATACTCGGATCCCTCCTCTTTATCTTTTTTCTTTCCTTCAACGAATAGTTTTCCGTATTCAGTATAGACATTAACTTCCTCCTTTTTAAATCCAGCAAGTGCAATCTCTAACCGAGACTCAGTATTATTTACTTGAAAAAGATTGTAGGGTGGATAGTTTGTTACAGTTTCATCAAAAAATTTGTTGAAATAGCTATCTAAACCGATGCTGTTTTTTGTGATGCGATCCATTAGTTCTCCAAGATCAGCAGCACCATATCTTTGTATGTTAGTCATAGTTCTCCTTAAATAAGCGAGTGTGAATTGTGTACCCGAAGCGTACACTACTAATTATAATGTAAGTATTCCTGTGGGTGGTGTGGGAAACTCTTCAAGTCGAGTTCGGGTGTCCTCCCAACCTTTAACTTGGTACGTATAACCGCCCCTTTTTTTAACTTGAATTGCCAATGGATAATCATTTCCTATCTCATCCATACGATCTCCAAAGAAATGTAATTCATCATCAAAAGAAAAATCTCTTATAATCTGTCCTTTATCAGATCCTTTTGAAGATATATCCACACCAGTTTCTCCACCAACAAAAGCAAATAAATCTGGAAAATGTAAATTGAATCTATCAGCTATGTCAACTCTTTCATTATGAAGATTATCCCATTCTTTATAAATTGCTCTCTCCTCAAATAATGCGTTTCTACCTAATATACTAAAATTAATACAACCAGATCTTTGATCAATATGATTACCCGTCTTTAAAGGAAACTGACTATAGTCCAATTCATCCATTAAAAATCTTCTAGCTTCATCAGGAAGAGTCCAAGGATTACGATACACTAAATTATCTCTTTCATAGATATCATTTCCAGCACAATTATAAACTCTCTTTGATCTGTTATATAAATCTAAACCTATTTGTTCAATCGTTTTCTTACGATCACTTCCAGTTACTAAGTACACAGGATATGAACAAGCAAACTTTATCATAAAAGCTTCAAAACTTGAATCGATTTGTTTTCTACTAGGAGTTAAAGTTCCATCTACATCAAATATAAATTTTTTCATATTTTCCAAATTTTTTCACAATACTCTTCAATAGATCTGTCAGATGAAAAGAAACCAGATCTAGCAATATTTAATAATGACATTGTACTCCATTTTCTTTGATCTGTCCAGACCTCACTTACATTCTCATGAGCAGAAATATAATCTGGCAAATCTGCTAATACAAAGAATGGATCGTGATGTATTAAGTTGTCAAGTATTGGTCTAAATGTTTCTCTATCACCACCACTAAAATGTCCTTTATCAATTAAATTAAAAACCTCTTTTAATTCATCAAAAATATAACTGTACGGATTATAATTATTTCTCAATTTACTAATTTGATTTTCATCATATCCAAATAGGAAAAAGTTTTCCTCTCCAACAAGGTTTTTAATTTCAACATTAGCACCATCAAGTGTACCAATAGTAAGAGCACCATTCATTTGAAACTTCATATTACCTGTACCTGATGCCTCTTTACCAGCAGTAGATATCTGTTCCGATAAATCAGCAGCAGGATATACTTTCTCTCCCAACTTCACACTATAGTTGGGTAAGAAAATAACCTTTAATAAATCTTTGACATCAGGATCATTATTAATTACATTTGCTATTCCATTAATAAATTGAATTATTAATTTAGCCATGTAATATCCTGGTGCTGCTTTACCACCAAATATAACAGTTCTAGGAGTTACATTTTTTATACTATTATTTTTAATACGTAGATATTGAACAATAACTTGAAGTGCTAGTAAATGTTGTCTTTTGTATTCATGTATTCTTTTGACTTGTACATCAAACATACTCATAGGATCTACTGAAATTCCTAGTGTATTAAAAATGTATACTGACAATTTATGTTTACCTAATAATTTTGTTTCAGATATT